ACAGCAATACTGTTTACAAGCCTTCGGAAAAGCTTTCAGACATCGAATTGAAAGAACTACTGGCAGCAGTAGGTTTTGAAGGAAAAGCCCTTAGAACGGCTTGGGCCATTGCAAAGACGGAGTCCAGTGGACGCCCACTAGCATATAATGGCAACAGGAATACTGGAGACAGTTCCTATGGAATTTTTCAGATCAACATGTTGGGAAACCTTGGTGTTGCTCGTAAAGAAAAATTTGACCTGAGATCAAATGTACTATTATTTGATCCAGTAATAAACGCAGAGATAACGTACTATATGACCAAGGGCGGTACAAATTGGTCAGCTTGGAAGGGTTTAACCCCAAGAGCGAAGGAATTTTATACTAAATTCCCAACTACCTTGAAGTAGGAGAAAATGCGTAGGATACAGCAAGTATCTCAATACATAGCACTTTCTGAAGAAGGCCTTGTTCCTAGACTGGTTTGCCCACTAGATCAAGGTCTTCTTCTTCCTAATCAGACAAATGAAGACGAGGTATACTTGTATTGCCTATCTTGTGAATATAAAAAGTTTATAGGATTTGGTTTTTATGATGAGATTATAAAGACTATGAAGAAGGTCCAAGATGACATGTGATAAAGACTGCCAATGCAACAGCACCCCAATTATTCCTATTGATAATATGGGGCGGGAAAAATTTTGGGAAGACTTAGGTAGACCAGATGAAAAATGAAGAAAAATCATCAGCATTAGAAGATAACCTACCAATGGTTAACTATATTATGCTTCACCGTATATATGACCTATTGACAATTATTGCAAATAAACTAGTTGGGCCAGAGGATGTATCTAAGATGGTTTCATATCATGAGGAAGGGTACCTTCTTGGACCCGCCCCATCATACTCTGCTCCAACAGAAGAAGACGGGCAGCAAACTTTATTCTAAAAACAGTTGACTTAGAATAAAAGCTATTTTACAATTGAATTGTGCGTAGTTGTAGCATCCCACATGTTCCTACGTACATATATCGCAAGATATGAGAACCCAATCGGATCCGCCTCTGATTGGGTTTCTTGTTATATATGCATATAATATAGGACATATCGGTCATATAGTGCAATTAGTGCGAAAAAAGTGCTTCGGCGAGAAGAGACCCCATTTCAACATCTTAGCTATTTGCTGGAATAGGCCATAAAAATACCCTGAGAGGGTTTTAAGGCCCTAACAGGGTTATTTGTTACCTTCGGTATACATCCACCCTTAAAAGGGCGGGAGATAAAAAGTTATCCCTTTTCGCCATTATATAAAGAAACACTATCCATTAGAGTAACTTGTCTATCTGTAACATAGCCACCTGATTTTTCTAATTGATCCAAAGCTGTTGGTTCATCCTTAGCAAGGACTTGAATTAACATCTCTACTTTATATGTGTAGCAAGTGGTGTTTTCTACTTCTGTTCCCGCTTTTTTTGTAGCCATTGTATTTATATCCTAGTCAACTAGTTTTCAAGTCTTTAAGTATTCTTGAAATTCTTTCACAATCTTCATGCTTCCATTCAATGTCACATTTGCCATCTTCTACATTGTCACATCTTTGTAATTCTACATCAAGGTAATCTATGAACCATTGCATTGCCGCCGTTGCTTGATCAATATCTGAACTATAATACGTTTTCGTAGAATATTTTCTATCTGTGATCCGTCTGGCTATTTGATCTATATAAAGCTTTCTCATAATTCCCCCTATATATTCTAGTCAACTAGGATATTAGATTTTATAAAATGTTAATATAATATTTTTTTTAATACTTCATCTGGAAATTAGATTTTTAGCAAACCCCCCCTACCCCCCTTTTTTTAACTTAAAGGAAAGTAGAAGAAAGTTTACCAATATCGCTATGCATTACATCTGGCATATTGAGTTCTTAGTGTAACCCCCGAAACCTTTCCAATTGTAACATGAGATATTTTTGCAGGTCAATAGCTTTCACATTTTAGAAAATGTTAATAGGATTTTATTATGTATGATACACACTATAAAAATGTCCGAATTGTCTAGTTAGTGCCCCCATAAGTGACCCTTATCACATGCTTTTTTGCAATTATTTTTATAAATGTCCTTAATGTCCGAATTTCGATTAGATTTTTGTCAGTGCCCCATGTTAGTCTTAAGACATAAGATAAAGAAAGGAGTTCAGATGAACTCAATACATGAAAACAGAAACTCTCTAGAAAGTAGAGAGCAACTACTAGCACGACTAGGAGACGCTATCTGCTCAGAGTGCAGATACCTAGCAATACACCAGACATGGTGTTCTAAATCACACTCTAACTAATAGCGTGTCGCTACCATTTGTCAGCCCTATCCTCTACAATTCCACTATAACCTACTAACGAAAGAAGAACAGACAATGACTATCACTTACTCAATTTGGCAAGGCTCTAAACTAATCTCTATTGACAATGTAGCACATGAGGTCAAGGCTATTGACCACCTAATCAACTCTCTTAATGCTAGCGAATTAGGAAAGATTAAAAAGTTTACCGCTAATGTAATGTCTATCAAGGTAGGAGAATAATAAATGACTAAATGGGATACAATTCAGGCAGATGTAAGCGATGCATACGCACACCTAGCAGAAGAGGAGATGTACGAACAACTTATGGCAGAAGAAGAAGATGTGTTCGGATTTGTTAAGGCTATACAGATAGACCACTTAACAGATGAACAACTAGATGAGGTCTTTAACATGTTTGGAGATAAGTAAATGAGTATTAGTGGATTAGTGTTTCGTATTAATGACTATGGCATGGAGTTAGATAGTTTCTTAGGGGCTATCTATCTACCTTGGCATACTATTGCCACCGCCGTTTTTATTACTGTTGCATACAAGATCTATAGAATGAGGTTAGATAAATGGTAGTCATACTATGTGCCATGGTAGGTTTTGGGTTAGCGTATCTGTTAGCTAACTAACAGCGTGTCTCCTTGACTTTCAGGGAGACCCGCCCCTATCTTTTGGGGGCGGTTATCCACAGGGGCATTAAGGAGCTGTGGATAAACACCCTAGAAATTTGTGACGAACCTCACACGGAATGGATTAGGATTTGTCGGTACATTGTGATAGTCTTTCAATAATCAAACGAAAGGAAAACTTCATGTGCGCTTCATGTTACGCTATTGAAAACGGAATAACTTGTTATTCTATTAAGCCATCTGACCTTTGCGATACTCATTACTTTGAGTGGCAAGAAGAAAAGATGTATTGGGAATTAGACCGCTCAACGGAAGGACTTTATATATGAGCACTTTTGTATCTGTAAACTCTGTATGTGGTGCAGTAACTACCACAATCGATATGTACGATTTAGAATTAAATCGTGATGGCGTTATTTGTTGCGATAACTGCCAATCTATTGTGTTATGCCGCAAGGCTTGGGATTTTCTTTATAAGGGGGGCAAATGAAAACAGATTTTGAAATTGAACTAGAAATGAAAGAAGCATATAATCAAATGCTTGACGAATGCTATCCAGAAGTTAAAATCGGTTATGCAACTTTTACCGCATCTGAAATTCTTTTTTCTTGCGATCCTGTTATGTGGGAACAAGGTTTCTATGACTACCAAGATAGTTTGTCTCATAACGAATAAATAAAAGGTGGCGTGTCGACTTGACAAATCGGCATGCCGCCCCCAAATATGTGGGGGCTGTGGATAACTTACGTATAAATGTGGAAAACCCCTGAAAAAATGTGGATAACCTATGTACGACACGCCCGAGATCTTGTGAGATTTATCACATGACTTGAGCGTCTCACATCTTGGAATTACTGACTAGTAATTAGTTTATGTCAGTGGCTTTTGGTACAATACTCTTATTCAACAAACGAAAGGTGACACCATGTCAGCACTAATTCTATCCGTCCCCGCCCTACTTGTAGGCAAGCACTACCGCTCACGCTCTCGCCATGATGAGGGCACTATACTACACGCAGAAAAGCGTGAGGGTATTTACTACGGAGACGACCTTGAAGCGTATGCAATTCAGGTTTCTTCCACTCGCAACATTGCTAATTTTTGGGCTACTGTTGCCGTGAAGGTGTCTGACTAATTTGTCAGACCCTTCCGCTATAATTCCACTATAACAACAACGAAAGGAAAACTATAAATGGGAAATTTTTTAGATGTATTAGATGAGGGAACTATCTCCGTCATTGTGTGTGATGATTGCTTAGGTTTTGGTGCAATTTTTTGGGGAGATGAAAACTCCTATGATGTCGAGCCATGCGATTGCGTAACTAACGAAATTGGAGATTACTAAGATGTATAAGATTACTTTATCCTATGACGGAAATTCTGTTCGCTGGAGTGGCGACTATGATGATGCATTGGAAGCATTTACCGCATTTGCTAAATTTACTGATGTTGGATTTGCTAACGAATACTCAACGATTAACCTATCAATGCCGACAGGCAAGATGTACACAAAAGTAATTGACCGAATGGGAAAGGTAACAATTAAATGATGACTCGTAAAGACTATGTAGCAACCGCAGAAATTCTAAAGTATGCAAGCGATAAATCGCACCCCGCTTTATTTTCTAAAATTGTAAATGATTTTGCTGAAATGTTTGCGAAAGATAATGACCGATTTGATGTAAAGCGATTTCATGAAGCGTGTGGGTACAATGTTCCAAACTTCACTTCGAGATAAAGTAAAACGCATACAGGAATTGCGTCGCAGTAATGCGGCGCAACCTGTACGCAATAAAAAAAAATACACACGCAAGATCAAACACAAAAATAAAAATGCAGAATAATGCATAAGTATGCAGCTGCCCCTAAGTTCGTGGGGGCAAAACATAGTTTAAGTCAAGCACCAAAATACCCCTGAAATTGTGAGGTTTATCACAAAATAAATTAGATAAACATAGGGCGTGTTTATCTATTTGTCAGTGGCCCATGCTAAAATACTCTTATTCCAACAACGAAAGGTAAACAATGCTAGTAGAACACAATCTAAAGTTTGTAACAGAGTTTGCAGACAATCATCCAGTAACTCAACAGGTCATGGCACTTGATGAAAATACTCGTATCTTTATGCTAGAGTCAATGCTAAAAGATTTAGTCGGTAGCCGACTAAAACCAATCCTTGATGAAATAAATGCTAACGGGTCCTATGCAATTCTTAAGGTGGCAGAATAATGGGATACAATACAGCGCTAGATTTATCTAATGAATTAGACATAGAGGTTGCTATTGGTTATCACTTGCAAGGTAATCACTATCCACCCGTCCCGCTTTCTATGGTGGATCCTTGCATAGAAGCAATTGATGCTTTCTATGATGAGGACTACAATCGTGAAATCGCCTTACCTGAAGGCATATCATGGCGTGGGCAGGTAACTGCACCCGCATCTGCAATTATTGAGCAACACCACTTAGAGGCTTGGCTACCAGAGGAGGATTACTAATGGACAATCTTTATTCTATCTTATCCGAAAGACACCCAGACGGAGACTTTAATGAAATGGATCTATGGGAGGCTATCGCAGACTCAGAAGGCTTGGAGCTGAACGAAATTATGGACGGAGACCTAACAGAATACTTGTGATGCTTATCACACCGCAGGGTCTTGATAAATGTCAGACCCTAATGATACAATAACACCCTAAACAGAAAGGAAGCAAAATGACAGTAAATGGATACACTTACAAGGTTGGCGATTTATTCACCACCCTAAAGTCAAAGAAAACTGGAGTAATCAAGGAGATTATTCCTAACGCATCTGGCTCGGTGCGTGTGCTACTGGAAATGCCAACAAAGGAAACTCGTTGGACAACAGTTAGCAACGAAGCCCTAGTATAAGGAAGTGGAGGGGTCTCACGACTTGTCAGACCCCTCCGCTATAATACAACTAAACCAACCAACCAACGAAAGAGGAAACAAATGGCTAGAAACGGAAAATCAATCTCAGTAAAAATCGCAACACCAAAGGTAATCAAGGCACTAGAAACTCGCCTAGCAGAACTAGAAACTAACTATGCTAATCAAGAAGCAAACGAAGCAAAATACACAAAGGCTTTTGAGAAGTATAAGAAGGAACTTATTGCCTATGCAACTGCTAACATCAAGAAAGCAGAGAACTTTCGCACAAACTATCGTTCTTGGAACAACACACTCAACATTGACTTTGACTTAACAGTTACACAGGCAGAACTACCAACAGAGCCTGAGCGTGAGTTTGAGCAGATGGGTCGTCACAACTACTTAGAGCAGAAGCAAGAAATCGAAAACGCTATTCGTATTCTTAAAATGACAGATGAGGAAACAGTTAATACCTCAACTTACAATGCGATTGCTCGTTATCTATAATTCCTAATAAGGAAAATGTCCTGAGCATGACAACTAAAACTGCTCACACCTTCGGGTGTCCCTACTAACAAAGGAAATAAAATGCGTAATCGTTTTAGAATAGAAATCTATGACGCAAACAAAGCAAATGATTTAACAATCTATTCTGAACAGGGTGTAGATAAAGATTATCTAACTGAATTAGTATTTTCTAATCTCCGCCGCTTTAGTGGTAAAGTAAATGCATACGTTGTTGATACACTAAAGAAAAAGAAAACAACTGCAATGTTTATTAACGAGGACATAGTTAATAAAGTAAATAGCAAAACAAAGCAACTGACTTCTAAAGAGTTGCACATAGCATAAGGCTTGGGGCGGGACAAGATCCCGCCCCATCTTCCTAAGCTGCCCCCAATACTGCGGGGTTATCCACAGGTTTAAGAAGGTTATCCACAATCCCCTGAAAAAATGTGAGATTGATCACACAATAATTGTCGACAAATGACTGTCTAATCTTGTTAATGTCAGACCCCTATGTTATACTCAGTTTATTAACCAATCGAAAGGAAATAAATTATGGCTCATAATCTAGAAACTGAAAACGGCGAAGTTGCTTTTGCTTTGCGTGGAAAACCAGCATGGCATGGATTAGCAAATCGCATCTTTAATCAAGATGAAGAAGTTACAACACAAACAATGCTTGATGAAGCAAAGTTGTCTAATTGGAATGTTCGTCTATCTCCAATCACTGAGCACATTCCAGAATCATGGAATGATGTTTCTACCGCATCTCTTGTATTGCGTGACAATCCATTCAACGGCGGAACTGATGTTCTTGCTACTGTTGGTAAGCGTTACAAGCCAGTGCAGAATGAAGAATTATTTGCATTTGCTGATGCAATTCATGATGCAGACCCAAATTGCTTTTGGGAATCTGCTGGCTCATTGCGTAGCGGTAAAGTTGTTTTTGGTACTGTGGACATTCCCCGCACAATGGTGCTTGACCCACAAGGTGCAAATGACGAGACAAAACTTTATTTAATTGTTTGGACATCTCATGACGGGTCAGTTGCTGTTCAGGCTGCTGTTACTCCTGTTCGTGTTGTATGCCAAAACACTCTTAACCTTGCAATGCGTAATGCAAAGCAATCTTTCAAGATTCGTCACACACAATCAGTTGAAGGACGAATTCAAGTTGCCCGTGAGACTCTTGGTCTTGCTCTCGGCTACTTTGATGAATTTGAGAAGGAAGCACAAGCAATGTTCAATCAATCAATTACAGATGCAGAATTCTCAAAGTTGATTCACACAATCTACCCAAAGCCTGAAAAGGATTCTAAGGGTGCGCTAAAGAAGTGGGAAAACAAAGTTGTCTTGCTTGATGATTTGTATCATAACTCACCAACCAATGCGACAATCAAGGGAACAAAGTGGGGTGCATTTAATGCGCTTACTGAACGCCTAGATTACTATCGCACATCACGAGGCAACTCTGAATCACTTATTGCAGGTGCATCAGGATTTGACCCTGTTCTAACTGCTGAGAAAAACAAAATCAAGAAATTGGTTTCTGCTTTCTAAATAGCAAAAGATCCTGAGCATGATTTAAAACTGCTCATCTTTTTAATTTGACAAAGCTGCTGCTATGCCCCCAATATGGAAGGCGGGGAAATCTTGTTACGAAAGATTTTAAAAAACCCCTGAAACCGCATTGACATTTGTCAGTGGCATCCGCTATAATTCTGACATATCACCAACGAAAGGATATAAATATGCCAAACTGGGTATATAACGGATTAACTGTAGAAGGTAATCCTGATTCTGTAAAGAAAATGATGGCTCAATTAAATAAGCCATTTACTCAACTACATGATTCATGGGATGTAAGCGCTAATACATTCATGAAGAAGAATACTATATATGCAGAGCCTGTCTTTGCATTTCATAATATCTATAACTATATGGATGCTGGTATTACTGAAGAAGTATATCTTGGTCAGCCTGACCATTCCCTCCCAATTCAAGAAGCAATGAAGTGTCTTACCAATGATTGGTATAACTTTAATATCCGTGAGTGGGGAACTAAATGGGATGTTGCCGTATCCGTAGGTGACAAGTATCCTGATACTAATATGGAGGACACCGCCAATGGTGATAACCATGTCGTTCACTACAACTTTAATACCGCTTGGTCTCGCCCAATGGGTGCATTAACTAAACTATCTGCACAATACCCTGACTTGCTATTTACTTTATCATATGAGGAAGAGACTGGCTGGGGCGGTGAACTAGAAATCCTTCGTGGTGTAGTTATCTCAGAATCAGAATACGATAACATTTGTCGTGAATGTGATGAGACTGATTGTTTAATCTATGATGATGAAAAGGGTGTAGAGACATGTCAGAAGTGTGGGTATGAATCATGACAGACCTAGTCTCATCTAAATATACATTTGTCTGTGACCCAAATGAATGTGATTCTTTAATCGAACTAACATCATCAGATGGATTTGGGTTCCCATCTGGTGTGACAGAGCTAACATGTCCTTGTGGCCGTAAGACCACATTATTGTCAGTGGAGCATGCTACACTACCAACAACTAACCAAACGAAAGAGGAAAAAATGGAAACAACAACAGACAACTACTATATGACACGGGAGTTCCTGGAAACTCAGTTAGTAGAAAACAAGGCACGCATTCAGCAACTTGAAGAGCAGATTCAACGTGTCACACAACGTGACTATGCAACTGCAGGAACATTAAATAAGTTGCGTGATGATATGAAGATCTTTACCTTAGAGGGCCTTGATGATGATTCTATTACAGAATATCAAGCAGAAGAGATTGCAAGCATCTGTGGCTTTGAACTAACAAATGAATTTGAGTTGACCGTAACAGTTCAGTATTCAGTTACAGTTAATGCTCGTGACGAGGAGTCTGCTATCAATGCAATTCATGAGACAGACTTTGACACAGTATCATATGATGAACCAATTACATATATGTCATCATCTATCGATTCAGTAGAGGTGGACTAATGTACTTTGAACTTACCGCTCCAAACCAGGTGGCCTTTGCGAGGGCCATCTGGGATGCAGAGTTAATTGGTTTAGATCCAGAGGCAATGGAGTCGTTGACATTCAACATTGGAACTGGTAGTATTGAGAAAGTAACACGCCTTCGTGAGAAGCATAACTTAAAACTAATTCATGAAAGCGATTCAGAACCAACGGGATATAGGAGAGATTAAAATGGGCGACACATACCAAGATGGATTCAATGATGGGGCACGCTGGGCTCGTGAGGAAATCACAGAGAAGTTGCGTGAGATTGACATCATGGATATCGATTCATGGTTATTAGATAAACTAGCAGACATGATTGAAGGCGGAAACCTATGACTGAAGATTTAACTAGATGGATTGCTTGCGATAAATGCGGAGATTCTGCACAAGCTATGTGGTTAATTAAACTAGTTGAAGGTGAACTATATTTCTGTGGGCACCATAAGAATAAGTTCGAGGCGGCGCTAGACAAAGTCGCATATGAAATGATAGAATTAAATAAGACCGAAGAAGTACCTACATTAGAAGAGGCGGAACTATAATGGGAGACAGAGCAAACTTTGCATTCAGACAGTCAAACGGTGAAACAATTGTACTGTACGGGCACTGGGCAGGACATAACATGCTAGCAAAACTAGCGGATGCTGTAGACAAAGCACGAGCACGCTGGGCAGATGAATCATATGCAACACGAATTTGTATTTCACAATTGGTTGGGGATGATTGGAAATCAGAAACAGGCTGGGGCCTTTCAGTCAATTCAATTTCTGATAACGAACATAAAATTCCATTAATTGATTGGAGCACGCAAACGTTTAGCCTTCATGAGGAGGCGCCATGGTCAGAGTCGACAGAGTACAAGGTCCGTGGAATGTTAGACACACCAATGTTTGATATGTCTCTTGATAGTTTTGTTAAGAAGCATTCACCAGCATTAGTTTAAATAAGTAAAGGTGCCTCTATAGTCATTCGGCCAGGGGTTAAATAAAGCAGGTTTTTACTTTCGTTGGTACCTAGCAGCCTTATATTAAATCCTCCAGGTAAGATCTGGGGGATTTTTTATATGCCCTCAAAGAAGGAGGGTACCATAATCTTCTTACGAGATCAATATAAAAACCCCTGAAAATTTAGCAGCTTTGCTGCAATGTGGGCGGGATCACATAGGAAATCTATTCCATTTGTCAGTGCCTTAATATATAATAATCACATAACGAAAGGGATAAAAATGGAAGCATTTACAGATACAGTTGGAGAGCATATTCTTGGAGCAATCCAGGTAGATATTGAGCAACATCTATTTGAGCAATGGAACAATGCTAACTTAGATGAAGGCTCAGCATTTGCTGAATATAAATTCATGCAATTTGCTCCTGATAACTTAAAACAATCATACAACGAATACTATGGTTATATTGAAGGAGATGAATTCTTACTATGATTACCAGTCAAGAACTAATTGATTATATCTATGATGACAACTTAATCCATTTTGACGACAGAGATACATCAGATGATTGTGATTGTCACATTCACATAACACTTAATACTATGATTAAATATATGGAGGCAATAGAATGCTAGGTTATACAGTAGATGAACTAGATAGCATGATCAATGCCGTCCACGATGCTAAGTTATTCTATCTTAAAAATGGTGGACCTGATAAAGATATGGGAGAGAAGTTGCATCAAGCAATTGCTTTCATGCAAGGACTATGGGCGGAGGGCTATTTTGACTAAGTCATCTCATTTCCTAGAATATATGAAGCTTCATCTAATTAGTCTTGAACAAGACAAGGAAAAGCTTTCTATAAATGATGAGCATTCTAGATGTGTTGTAGCAGGACAAATTGAGGCAACCAAGCATTTATTGTCAGTGGCAACTGATATAATGAACTCTACTAACGAAAGGTATAATAATGAATAATGAAGACATTGGGCTCCCGCCCCATTTGCAACGTATGGTTAATTACGATATTAATGGATTAGATATAATGCACGGGGAACTTAAAAACCTTATGCTTATTTGGGAGAAAGAACTAGAAAAGGCCCAAGAAATTGAAGAAGAGTCAGGCTCGGCAATGGACTCAATGGAACGCAAATACTGTGAAGGCTTCCTTGACTCCTTGACTGCTCTATATAAACTAACATACGACCTATCATTTGCGATTGGAATTCGCACAGAGAATAGAAAGGACGGTCACCTGTAATGCCAACATTTAGAGTGCTAGGTGAAAAGATGATGATGTATTGGGTGGAATTAGAAGCAAAGGATTCATATGAGGCATATGACCTTGCTGACAAACTAACTACAGATAAATGGAATCTAATAGAGCAAGACAATGTAATTGAACCAGTAGATGTATATCTAAATGATGAAGAGCAAGAACTATATATGAAGGAAGAAGAAGTGTTTGAATTTGACCCAATCAATGTAGTAGGAGGAGAGTAATGAAACCTGAAGATAAAGATAAGTTAAATGCTTGCCTAGAGATCTTGGATTCCACCGACCTTGGGCTCTCCATGGTGTGGCTGTGGACCTGGTCTACAATCGACAACATCTTAAAGGATGACAACTACAAGGCAAAGGTAACCATGGACGACATGTGGGGGCACCTGTGTGAGGCTGTAGAGGCTGGCCAGGGATTCTCTCTAGAGTATGGGGCGGAACAACATCAGGAAGAAGTTCTTGAATGGATGATTAATCGGGACTACATCGTAGACCCTGATATGGAAGAGGAGGACGAAGATGAGGATGAGTGACGAGTACATCAATGATCAATTAAACAAGGCCCAAAAGCTATTGTGGGGTGGCAGCGAGACTGAGAACATTGAAGCCCATAATATCATTAGTAAACTAATTAGAGATAGGGTAGAACAAATTTCGTAGGGGCGGAAAAATCATCTTACGAACACAATTAAATATCGGCTGGAACCTATTTACAAATTCGTAAATAGTTGATATAATAAATACAAATCAATCTCTTGAAAGGGGATAACAAATGACAACAAAGCGTGAATATCTAAAGCAGCAAGGAATTACAGTAGGAGCTCGTGGCCGTTTCTCAGGCGCAGCTAAGGTAGCTCTTCAGGAGGCTCTCTCAAAGGGCGTAACCTTCACAGCAGAACCAAAGGTCACAAAGGCTAAGTAACAACCATAGATCGAAGGGCTGGTCGACTCCAAGGTTGCCAGCCCTTCCCTATTGTGATAGAATCTACAGACGAAAGGCGGAACTATGAAAACTCCAGAAATCAAATTAGCAGAACAGATAGCAAATGCAACAGACGACCATTACTTTAATTCATCAATCATTGCACATTATCTAGCAGACCAGCCATACCACACCATTGACCGCATTGTTGAGTTAATGGTTAAAACAATTAGATACCAAGCCCAGCGACATAGCAACGATTGGGAAAACGGGCGGACATCAGAAGGACTATTCCTTGCTAATGAAATCAATCAATCCATACAAAGCATAACAAAGAAGTATCAATTCAACAACCTATCTTTGCCTAAATAATCACATACTGCCCAAATGATCCACAGGATAATTATATCTTGTGGATTTTTTGCATGTCCAAAATGTGTGGGTATGAGGGCAGGTTTTCCCTTTTACGACATATGTAAAAAAATCCCTGAAAGTTGTAGCAAATTGTCGACAAATCTATTTAAATACATATAGAATGTATACTAAATTAGATAGAATGTATGCAGAATCTGCCCAAATTTTGTCACAAATTGTCGACATTTATATTGACAGATTGGGGGCACATATGCATATTTACGAGGGTATTGACAAAATCCCTGAAATATGTAGGCATGTGGGGACATGTGGAGCAAAATGGGATTAAGTGGGGATATGTGGAAAGGCTGCCCAATTACACATATATCTCTATGTCGACAAATAGATAGTAACCTGACACTAATTAATAGTAATTTATTTCATAGATCCTTATATCTATGCAGTCAAAATGGGCTTCTAAGGGGGTTTTAAGACATGTTTATGGGCGGGGGGATATAGGAGTATGGAGCTTATTTCCTCTTGGATTGCTTTGCTGGAAGCAGCAAGAATATCTTCCTAATAGGAATCTTTCGCTCCTTGGGTAAGGATCTATTGAGTGCATTTCTTGCTATTAGTCTATAAAATGTATTTGCTACATATAGAGAGAGTATGGTTGATATAGGTAAGAATAGGTATTTCATTCTTCTCCCCCCTCCAAAAGTAATGCCTTGTTCATCCATACAGCTCCATCTGGATCTATGGAGTACATCATAAACATTAGCTCTCCACATTGTAGACATTCAGGAATATATGTTAGTTTAGATATATGCATCTCCATCTCTGATTTGCATATACATTTCCATCCATAGGTATAGGTCATCTCTTGGCTTCCCGCCCCACTTTGGGTCATTGACCCATGTTTTGCTGTTGTAGCCAAGCCATGTAGTTAAGGAATATAAATAGCCCTAGGAGCATGATAAGAAATGGCTTCATTTGTATCCTAGCCCCATCTCCATATCTCTTCTCCAGAGATCATCCCATAGATCAGTCATGCTCTCATGTCCTGTATCATCAAATAGATAGATCTTATGCATCTCATTGTAGGTATATCCATACCACTTCCCGCCCTCTTCCCAGGTAAGGTTAGTTGTAGGCTCATTCATAACTTCATCTATGTGGTCATAGAAATGAACCTCTGCAAATATAGCCTGTCTTAGTGGTGTCCACCAAAATAGTAGGTTAACTAGTCTATCAATCATTTTAGTATCCATTCTCAATTGCCCAGTTGTAGGCAGACTCAAGCTCTTCTTTAGACATCTTATCTGCCTCCCATACAGTTATACCATGGCTTCTCAGCATGGCAATTTCATCATCAGTTAGTTCAATCTCTGAAGGAATTAAATATTCGCTCATCTTTAAACCGCCTCCTGAATTGGAATCATTATTAAACATCTGGTACATAGATCATAAGTTGATCCAGTAAATGGGCAGGTTCCTGCCTGTGTCAGGATATGGCCCTTAAATCTGCATATGATGCCATTTAGAAAGTTTTTGAACATGTCTTCTCTCTCCCGCCGCACTTTTTCGCTTCACTAATTGCGATCAAATGAGTCATCATTTTCATCATCATCATAAAATGAATTAAATCTCATGTCTTTAAACTGCATGAGATAGTTGTAGATAATAGCCCCTATGCCTACGAATGATAAAATAATGATAGTTAGCTTCTTACTCAAAGTCCACCTGATTTTCGTAAATGCTTGAATCAATTGTAGATCCAATCCATCGTGCTGACCCGCCACAAACGCATCCTATGGATGAGCCCATTGAAACATGTGTTTCAAAGGTCATTTTTGTACCACAAGCTTTGCAAACAAATATGTACTTATTCATCTTTACTGGACACCTTTTCCGCTTCCCGTCTCCATAAGAGATAGGATTTAACATACACAATGCCATAGGCTATTGCTGCAAATATAAATCCGTATTGCTTAGTTGTTACAGCATAAATAATCCATAGCACCTCATTGAGACATAGGATTAACCAGCCCCATATTGTCTTGCGTCCAACAAAGAAGATACCAGTAACTCCGATGGCTGCTAATACATATGACCACATTATAATGGCACCTCCCCTGTCTTATTCATTTAGAATGGAACTTCTGCAAACTTCTTATATGATGGGAACTGATCGTCGCTTGGTGTGCTTGATGACTTAGATAAGCTGAATGTAGTTACTGCAATTGATTCAGCATTGATCTCATAAGAGGTACGCTTTGTGCCTTCTCTATCAGTCCAGTTTTCTTCATAGACCTTGCCTACAATGATTACTTCCTGACCCTTCTTTAAAACGTCCTTAGACTGCTCTGCAAGGCGCTTCCAGGCCTTTACAGTCCACCATGAGGTGTTCTTGTCTTCCCATTCACCAGTTGAATCGTTCTTAACACGATCATTTGTTGCCACTCGCAAACGTAGTCCATTTGAGCCTACCGCCTCTGGGTCTTGTCCAATTCTACCCACAATTGTTACTGTTGGATTTGACATTACTGCTCCTTAATAGCTAAAACATTCTTGCAATTTACAAGAATATACTTTGTTCCGTCTTCGTCTTCAATGTCTGTTCCTGCGTGATCTGAGAAAAATACTATATCTCCCACATCAATATCATTAATTGGGATGACATCTCCCTTATAGTTAGCCTCACCATTTCCAATGGCAATTACTGTGCCTTGGGTTGGGCCCGTATCTGTAAATGCTGCTGAAATGACTAACCCTGTTTTTGTAGTCTTTTCTGCACTTTCAATCTTTTTAACAAGTAAAATATTTCCTAGTGGTTTAATCATATCTTAATGATACTAAATGTTATTGGCTACGTCAAGCACTTTTCCTAATTGGTTTTATATTTGGTCTTTTCCAGTTACGATAGATCTTATGTTCATCTAGCCATAGGACTATCTTCTCTCTTGGCACTTTTAGGTCTTCTGATATCTCCCCCACCGATCTTTCTTGAACTACATACTGTTGATATAACCAATCTTTATCCATGTATCTTGACATATGTCTCCTTAAATAATGAAAACCCACATAATTAAATGTGGGCTGTCATTAAGATAATCAATTATACTTTCTTCCGTCCATTTTTCTTTGGAGGTTTTGGCGCCAAGCTTGTTTCTCTACGAATACCATGCTTGTTTGTATCTACTTTAATACCTGATCTAAATCCTTGCTTTGGGTTCTTTCGTGTTGCTTCTCTACTTGTTACTGCACCTGATGGTGTAGGGTTGGGAGGAGCTTCCATTCCTGTTCCATTAATATCTGACATTAAGCGTTTAAATCCATTTCTCTATTCCATGTTTCGCTTTCTGTGCCAAACATTTCTGGATTTGAAACAAGTCCAGTTGCGCCTACATCGTATACATTTTGATTAGGCATTTCTACACCCATGAATGCTTCTGAACCGCATCCACACATAGCGCACATAATTACTTACCTGTGCCGAATGCTGATGTCTCTGCTGCAGTATGAACCATCTTGTTTGTGGTTCCTGCTGGACCTTGCTGTGACATGTCCTTTGCTGGGAATGCTGAAGCTGGGTTTGGTGCGTACTTTGCATCAATTGAGTTTGAACCTGATTGCTCGCCTGTGTTGGCGAATCCGTCTGTGTTAATTCCGTCCATTTTATTTCTCCTATAGGTTTGTTATTTAGATGGGTCTAGAATGCCATCTATGTATCTATTATAGCATTTACCTGTTTAAGACTTGTATTTGTCGTGCCAGCACTTATCACATATATTTATGTATTTAGTCTGACTGGTGGTTATCCTAGTTGCTTCATTTGCACAACCAGGCATCTCACATCTATCAATATCTATCATTAATTATTTAGGACCTTTGGCCTTTTGTCCTCTATAGCCAGTCTTCTTTTTATTCATACTTCCAGGCTTTTTGTAACCAGCCCCGTTAGGTGTTGCAGCAATTCTTTGCTCTAAAGCCTTTTGAATTTTATCTAAATGTTTTCCCATAATTCCTTCTTAAGTAAATGGGGCGGGAGTTTATCCCGCCCCACCGTAATTTAATTACTTAACTAAGGTAACCTTAGCCTTTGGGTTCTTCTTGTTCCACTTTGTAGCAAGTGCGTTGAACGACTTCTTCAAAGCAGCGAGAGCAGCAGCATTATCTGCTGTCATCTTAGCAATCTGTGCATCCTTAGCAGCAAGAGCAGCATCTGATGCCAGCTTAGCAGCAGCAGCCTTATCTGTCTCTACCTTAACTGCTGCAATAAGGGCAGCATCTGCAGCGGCCTTTGCATCAGCCAAAGCCTTATCTGCAGCAACCTTTGCATCAGCAAGAGCCTTATCTGCAGCAACCTTTGCATCAGCAAGAGCCTTATCTGCAGCATCCTTAGCAGCAATCGCTGCATCCTTAGCAGCAGTTTGTGCGGCAAGCTCTGATACTAGATCACGAACTGCAATTTCTGCAAATGGTGCAAGTGTGCGAACAGTTAGACCAACCACATCAGCGGTTGATGCATCGCCAGCAGTTGTTGGAGCAAACATAATAAGTGAACGATTTCCAATTGCTGGAAGTGTTGCCTTAAATGTTGCTACTCCAAAGTCTGAAAGTGTAGCACCAGTTGTTGCTGTTGCCGTATCCATGACTGCTGTTGCAGCAAATACTGTTGCAGTAAGTGACTTACCAGAAACCTTGTTTCCAAATACGTCTGTTGCTGTAACTAGAATATCATGCTTTGTGCCAGCAGCACCTGCTGTTGGAGCAGAAACTGATAGGTTGTTAATTAGTCCAGCAGTACCCTGTACATAGTATGTAAAAGTAGTTCCCTGGTTAGTAACTGTAACTGTACCAATTGCTGTTGTCTTTGTGTAGACAAAAAATGTTGCAGTTGTTCCAGTACCTGTTGCGATTGTCAAAGATGATGATCCTGACGATGCTCCAATTGGTGCTGCATCTGAGTGTAGAGCAGACACGATTGTTGCGTTGGTTGCTGATACAGTAACTGCTGTTCCTGTGTCAACAGTTGCAACAAATCTAAGTGCATCTGTTGCATCAATCTTGTTGTCTGATGGTACTGGCAATGCAGCAGGTGTAGCAATAGCGGAATTTGTTGTATTTGCAGTTCCGTTTAGCGATACAGCCACTGTCATTACAGCAGCACTTGCAGGTGTTGCTACGATTGTGCCCAAAGTCATGGCTGCAACCATGGCTAGAGCGATTTTCTTAAATGAGTTCATTTAATTTATTCTCCTTAATTTCTCTGTGTCTATTGTGATCACAGAATATTATAACCATTCTTCAAGTTCTTTAAGCATTAGATGCTTTGGTTTTGCTCCAATTATGGTTTTCATTGGAACTCCATTTTCAAACAGAATCATTGTTGGAATTGATCCAACTTGATATTCTGCTGATTTTAAAGGATTTGCATCAACGTCTAGCTTAGCTACAGTTAATCCAAATTCCTCTGAGATTTCATCTAGAATGGGAGAAACCTTTTTACATGGTCCACACCAATCCGCCCAAAAATCTACAAGTACAAGATCGTTTTCTTTAATTGTTTTCTCAAAATCATTATCGGTTATATTCACTTGTCCTCCACATGAGTTGGCCAAAAGTAACTGCATGATTCGCAACAAGTATACCCTAATTCACGGTAGTCCGCAAACTCTTGGTAAAACCAATAAAACTCTGGATCCTTTTCATACAATCTTCCCTTGTGAGTGTAATGAACCTTGTTATCTCCTAGCCACCAAGGTTTATCTGACTCTAATCCCAAGAAGTTCTCTTCATAAATCTCATCAAAGAGAGCGTGAGTTGTATTCTTATACCCACGTAGGATTATATCTCTAATGATGGCTTCATTGTACAGGAACAACCAATCTTCGTGTCCCCGCCACATTTTGACTGCTGGATGATTTTTCCAAGCTCCAGACTCATACATCCCTGAAAGAGATTTTAGAATCTGTAAGTTTTCAACACTTTGCTTAATTAATCTTTTACGATCAAGGTGCTTTGCAGTATCCTGAAAGTCCGCCTCTGGTAAGAATGTTTGCATAGTCTTATTTTACTATATGTACTTCAGGTGTCAAGACCCCTTCTTGATCCTTTAGCTCTTCTGCTGCTGCATTAAACTTATTCATAAAGTTTTGAATTACAAAAAGAGTAGTCTCTCTTGAGTTTAATCCAATTGCTCTAGATGAATCTTCAGTTTGCTCTTCAGCTGGAATTGCATTCCAAAGCTTCTGATATAATTCTTGTGCGACCTCTTCAACAATTCCTTCAAGCACTGTCATATTAGCCAAGCTTCAGTACCTCCGCTGCAATTGTTGCCTTTAGTGCTGTGATAGAAGAATCTTTTGCTTTAGTTAATTCTAATACAGAAGCATTGTATCTTTCTAGTATTTGCATAATTTCTTGTTCCTGCTTTTTCATCAAAGATTCAATAGCAGCGGCTTTTGCTGCAGCCAGTGCTGCTGCTTTTGCTGCTTCTTCTGCAGACTTTCGTGCTTCTTCAGCATTTAAAAATTTAACTGCAGAGTCATAACTAATTAACTTAGCAATGATTGTGCTAGTACTTTTTGCTGGAATAGCACTGTTTCGCATAAGTGCATATAGATCTTGATAAGAAATTCCTGGCCGAACATTTTTAACTGCCAACCAGTTTGCTGCTGCAATTTGTGTTGAAGCAGATGTTCCTCGTACGCCAATCTGCTTGCCTGTTACTGGCTGAGAAGCAACCGTATTTCCTAGAGCAATAAAATCAATTTTGTTTTCATCATAATTGCTGTAGATTGCTAACTCGTCCTGAGCTGTTGCTGCGCCAACTGAAATTGAATCATCAATACATGAAGGCCAGTCGATTCTCTTTAAATCGCCAGCATTTCCAGCAGCAATAAATACAGGAAGACCAATAGAAACAAAGTTCTTTAAACGTAGTTGTGTTGCTGGAGTATTTGGGCAATAGCTTGTTCCATGACCTAGGTTATGGTGTCCCATTGCCATTGTAACTGCCTGAATATTCAAAACATCTTTATTCTTATACACCCAGTCAAGGGCATTTACTACTGTAATCTCGTTAGCTAATTGTCTTTCTCCAGATGGTGTGTTTCCAATAATTCTAACAAATACTATGTTAACATTTGGACTATTAGCAATGAAAATTGATGACATTTGTGTGCCATGATTAAAGCCATTCTTTGCAATTATACTTGAAGGAAGCCCTGCAGATCCTGGACCCTCCATAAATGATTTACCGTTTGGGCAAGAGTTCCATTCTAGGATACAAACTTCTTTTGCAATTCGACCATTAAAAATGGGAAGCGATGAGTCCAATGCTGTATCTAAAATTGCAACAGTCGGTGTTAGTGTCTTATTAGACAGGTTTGCCGCATTTGATGTGGCGGGTACGATAAGTGTTAAGGCAATTAATGCCGTGATTATTTTTTTGTTCATGTGTTCTATTCTACTAAAAGAACAAGTATCCGTCAATAGTTACTTGTTGTCTAGCTTAGCTTTATACCACTTACCAGCGTCCATCTCTGGTGCCTTGACTTTAGCGTCCTGCAAAAGCATATTTACCGCAGTTGTCAAGTATTCAATCTGAAATTGTGTGCGTAATAATTCCATTTCTAGAAGTCTTAATCGCTCTGATTTTCTCAATTTTCCATTCCTTCTCTATCAAGGGGGGTTGGGGCAGTTGCTAGACTACCGCATTCTGCACACTCCATGTCTAAAAAGTATGTTGCTATTTCATAATTATCAAATACGGCTTTTATGTTCCAAACTGCTGAGCCACATATGCATGCGTGTGTTGGGGTACCCCGTAGATCCATAGCCTCAGATTCTTGGGTCCCGCCAATATCTTCATTGTCAAAAACAAGCACTGTATACTTGTCAAAAAATTGCTTGACCGCACCAATTGATGCAAAGCCTAGGAAGACTGTAACTATTCTAGTAAGCCACTTCATAATCTAATTATACTCTAAACCTGAATGTATGTAAAGGGTGGGGCTACGCTCATTGAAAATTCTGATGCTGCCTCTAAAGCTAGTTTTAATCTCATTTTAGGATTCTTTTGGTTCTTTGTCGCATGTAATGCTCCTAGTGCAAACATTCCACCTGAGCCTTCCGCCATATAATTAACTACATTTTCGCCTACATGAAAGTCTTCGTCTACTACAAATATTCTGCCTTCTAGCCCTACTATAAATATGCCCCCTGTATCTTCATCTGTTCCGCCAATGTCTCCGAACCCATGCTCTTTAAAAGCAACTTTAACTGAGTCTACAAACTTTGTACGCATAAACTTATCTAGCCCAGAATTGGTTTTGGTTGGAGTATATTTTGGTGGAGTCCAGTTGTATTGAAGAATCTGTCCCATGCGAAAGCTATCAGTAAAAGCTATTCCATATTGCCCAACTTTAAAAACTTTAGGCTCTTTTCTTGACATGACCCATCCGCTTTTATCATCTGAGGCGGCATGGTCGGAACCCATATAGACAGTTCCATTCTGAGCTATAGCCACAATACAAGTCATACTATTAGTATACTAAATATAAATTCGAAGGTCTACTCTTCTTCATTGTCATGCTCATGCTCAATATGAATAATAGACAATTTAACTAAGGTTTCTTCCAGTTCCGCCCGTACTTCTATTAATTGCTGAATAGCAGAATAATACTTATCTTTCCATTCAGTAAGATCTTTTTCTAATTGATAGAGCTGAATCTTTAAATCTTTTAATTCTAGTTTAAGCTGATCCTGATATCTTTCTAATTTTCTAGTTTGTTCCCTTTTTGCTTGGGATATCGCATTAACAATTGCAGTTCCAAATCCGCCTAAAATTGCAGCAGAAATTGAAATAATAATAGTAGTTGTATCAATAGGCATTATATAGTCTATTATACAGGAATATGAATGTTAAACTAATAATTCAGACGCTGATATTTCATTGCCAACATATCGCTTTTTTAGCACAAAATCCCTAACATGATCTGCACCATTTGATCTGCCTGCCAATATAATAACCCAGCGTGGCTCAAATTTAGATGTTATGCATGTCTCGCACATAAGCAAGTTAATTGGTAGCAAAGCTGAACGCTTAGCATTCAGTTGATTCTTACTCTTATTGCACGAATAACATAGAATTTTTTCCATTAGTTTTCTTCCTCAAAATGCTGAAATACGATTTCCTCTAAAATAGCGAATTCGTCATTTTCTAATAGGACAACATACTCTATGCCATCCTTTTGGTACTTTACTTTTGAAGCAAACGCTCCCATTTTTTCAACTGTTCCATATACAGATTCCTCATGTATATAAACTATAGTCACTCTGTCATAATACTCTTTCACTTGGGACTCCAATTAGTTCGCATCTTACTCCGTATGACTCAATTACCTTCTTGACTCTGCCAACATAATCAATAACCATTTCCTTTTTAACCCCGTCAAAAAGTATAAAGTTATCTTCATACAGCATAATAGCCAAGAAATCTGGATACTTTGATATATCCATTTGTAATCCCGTTACTGGCACTTTAATTTGTTTTACCTTTTGTGCCATCTCATTGTTATAAAATACTGGCTTATTTGGATCACCAGTCCATTGGTTAATTCCGTGTTTAAAGTGGTCCTTAGACTTATCAATGAACACCTTTACTCCTTAACCTTTTCCATATTTCTACAGTTTTATGTAAGTTCCTAGTTCTATCTGTTGCACCAGCATTTAGGTAAACTCCACCCCAGATACCATACTCAGAATTTTGTGTGCCAGATTCATGGCACATTTTAATTACTGGACAGCTCAAGCAGGCTTCGTCTATGCTCTTTGCAATATTAGGATCGGATTCATATTTATCATAAAATAAATTAGTATCCATTCCACGACATACTGCTAGATGCCACCAGTCAAAGTCATCTTCATCTATGCCTAAATCATTTAAAATATTTGACATATTTTTTAGGTAACTTCCAGATCCCTTGTTCATTGACAGATATTTTTTCTGCCAATCCCCATTCATTTCTAAACATGCCATTTTTATGAGTAAATCCATTGGCATTCTTTTTCCAGATTATGAGTTCATAATTGTTCCAAAAAGCTTCCTGCGTTTTTGTCTTTGATCTATTTATAAATATTTCTGCACCACGGAGGTTTAAATTTAACATATTTTCCTAAACACTAAACCGTAGCATCCCTATGTATTATTATACAGGAATAACTACGGCTGTGTCAATCAGTTTTTATATTATCTTGTAGGTTTAAATGAGCCACCCCAAAGTGACTTGGTTACCTGATCTGCTTCTGTTAGATCTTCAGCTTTATTTACAGGCACGCAATTAGGGACCATTCTTCCGCCCTTTTCTTTCATTCCATCTTGACGATAACCAGTCCAGCATTTTTGCATTTCATTATCCCATGCATCTTCTGGGTCATCGCTCTTGTAAACTTCCTTCTTCTCATCTTCCATGTCTTCTCCGTGCTCAGACTTAGCAATTGGCCATGTATTTTCCATATTATTGGCATCTTCTATTTCATTGCCAACAGGCATAGGATTTTCTGGAGACTCAGTTTCTGTCTCGCCTTCGTCTTCTTCTTCTGGCATTTCTAGCATTGCTTCTACGGCTTCCATCAAATGCTCAATTACTGAATACATTTGATCCTTTGTTACCTCTGGACGTAGTGCTTTTGTAACTTCCTCATCGTCTGGAATTTCAATTACTGTGTCTACTGGATTAACTGCATCCTCCAGTATATCTTTAATTTCTTCTACTAATTCGTTTGTTGTTAATGATTTCTTCATATTCTTCTCTCTTTCTACTATCTTACGAGACCAAGAGAATCCTGCATCCCCGCCCCATGCTAACCACATGATCTTTCCATTTGATGGGTTTTCTGCATTATCCCAATCTTTTCCTTTTTTATCTACTTCATGACGAGAAAAATATGAATACATGCGCTTAACTGTTGAGAGACTTAAAGTTTCTCCACGAGATAGTTGTCCTGCACGAGTCCAGCCAACGACTGTTCCTGCACCTGTAGCCTTACCCTGCTCTTTTAATTTAATAGCACGACGTGCTGCAGACTGCATTCCAGAGGTTGGTTTGTATCCTTCTTTTGCCATCATTTCTCCTTAACGCTTAATATTTTAACGTTTTTAACTTCATCATCAACACCAAAGATATCATTGATGTAATCTTTTGCGTCATCTTCGCTAAAAGCTTCTATTTGAGCTTCTACTTCTAGCTTAATAACATAAGTATTCATTTACTTACCGCAGGCAGGACACTTCTGTGACTTAGACGCTGCCGCTTTTGCTGTTGGCTTGGCTGCTGGCTTGTCCGCTGTTTTTGCTGCGCCACCAAACTTTGGTCTTCCAAATCCTACAATTGAAATCATTACACCAGCTTTATTTTTCTTATAAGCACGAAGTTGCTTGCAAACTTCTCCGCCATTTCTTTGACTTCCCTTTTTATTTGAAGAAGTGTTTCCTTCAATGCACCAAACTGTTCCGTCTTCATTGTCTTTAACAACAATTCCAACGTGAGAAATTCTATCGACACCGTCTGAGGGAAAATCAAAATAGGCTATGTCTCCTGGCTCTGGATCTGCGATGTCAACATCAATCCATGCTCCAGCTTTCTTAAATGCTGCTGCTCCGCCTGGTGTATAAACAGTATTAGGAATCTTTACGCCACTTTCGTTCCCGCACCAATTAACGAAACTTCCGCACCATGGTTGGAAGTTAGCTTTTGTAAATGCGCCGTACTTTGTTTCGTTATCTTTTGGACCTTCAATAGTTCCAATTTCTGCTGTTGCAACTTCAATTAAACGTGCTGCTGTACCTTGTTCTGCCATGATTAATCCTTATCCCAATCAGTGTCTACTGGTTGTTCTTCTGGCATTGCGCCATCTGGTTTTGCAGCTAAGCGTGCTGCAGTCGCATCAATTTCTGCTTCAAGCTTTTTGTCAGCTTGAGTATTTTTTGCATCCATTTCTTTATTAGCTATCTGTGCTGACATAATATCTTTAGCACCAGACTGTCCAATTAATAAACCTGCAAGTGTTCCTGTAATAAATGTTGCTACAGATCCAAGGACATTGAAGAACATCTTGTCGTTTTCAGATTGTCCAGTTAATGGCTGCTGAACAAATAGCAAACCGTATAGGATTCCTGTCGATGTTAAAAATAAAATACTTCCAAGAGTGATACCTAAAACAAATTTTAATAAAGCATCTAACTCTGAAGGGTTTCTACGAACTCTAGCCATTTTGAACTTCCTCATAACCTTCTACTAAATCTTTTGTGCATGTGCCAGAAGATTCACAAATTGGGGGATTGCATTCTGCATTCTTCCAGTTTGCTGGGTCTTGGCATGGATATCTATATCTATCCTGCGGAACCGAGCATCCTGATAATAGTAGCATTAATAGCCCAGATAGGGCAATAGCAATTAATTTTTTCATGTCTCTATTATACCCTAGTCTTCTTTTCTCAACGGGATGGTTAGTAGCCATATTGCAGTGGCAGCTACTGTAGCCACCCCAACAACCTGCTGTGCTGAGCCCGTAAGGGTTAGCCATGCAATAAAGAAGCCTAGCAGGGTAAATACCTGAGCAATGCTTTCTTTGATAACTTCCCAAATATATTTAAATATAGCCTTGATTATTTTCATTATATCCTCCTTGTCATTGCTGCGGCAATAATATTTGATGCTATGATAACTGGTATTACTACTTCCTGCGCCTTTTCTCTTTGATCATCTGTCATGTCTTTTCCCCACTCCGATGGGCTTAAAATCTTCTCAAAATCTATATCTGTAAGTGCTCCTATTGGATCCGCCAAGAATGCTTCTGTCTGCACCTCTGTTGTTGCATCTGCTAAGGTATACGGCATATTTGCATCTCCAGCCTCCGCTGCTCTAGATTCAAACTCTACAAATGCAGTTGCTAGCTCTGGATTACTTTTCATTGCTTCAGCAATCGCTGCAACATCTGAAGATTTAATTCCAAGGTTCTCTGCAACTTCTGATTTAGCTTCGCTTGTTAAAGCAGTTAGTGTCTGACTAACTGCAGCAATTTGTTCTATAGACAACACAACTAATTTATTATCTTTGCTTGTTAGATTAGCTATAACTCCAGAAAGATCTTCTGAGGTTCCCTCGCCTTTTTCTGGTATAAGAGCTGCTAACTCTTCATCTTTAATTTCTACATTATCTGTGGCCTCTGGTGTAGGTTCTTCTGTAGGTTCATCTGTAGGCTCAGGTGCTGGCTCGTCTGTAGGCTCTGATGTAGGCTCCTCTGTAGGCTCTGATGTAGGCTCCTCTGTAGGCTCTGATGTAGGTTCCTCTGTAGGCTCTGATGTAGGCTCCTCTGTAGGCTCTGATGTAGGTTCCTCTGTAGGTTCAGATGTAGGCTCTGATGTAGGCTCGTCTGTGGGCTCTGATGTAGGTTCCTCTGTAGGTTCAGATGTGGGCTCTTCTGTAGGCTCAGAAGTTGGTTCTGGGCTTGGTTTTGGTGTAGGCTGATTGGCTGCAGCGTTGGCTGCTGCTTGTGCAATAGCAGCGTTTAATTCTCTTTCAGATTGTTCAAAATAATAATTCCATGCATCTTCAACAGCAGCATTTAAATCAACTATAGATTGATCATATGTGTTTATTCTATTATTCTTTAATTCTAAAGCATCTTCTGTGTCCGCAACGGCATCAAGATGCTCCTGTGTCTTTGTTTGTAAAATCTGATTTATTGATGACAGCGTTGCGTTTTCAGAGTTGTATACTACAAGCTTATCATTGTATACTGCAGACTTATTGTTATAATTTGTTTGTGCTACAGCCCTTGCTGCAAGGGCATCATTATATGCATTTACCTGTGCTTGAGTTGGTCCTGATCCAGAGGAAAATGTATTAAGGTTGCATGAAAATCCTACTCCCCAGCCTCCAGTATAATCACATCCTGCCCCAGTCCAACCTCCAGGAATAGCCCATCCAAGATGATACGAACCTGGGCCTCCTCCGTTATACCACCAAATTTCTACATCTAAAGTCTTATCTTCGCTAACATCATATATTTGAGAATAGTCACTCCATGTAACGCCTTGTTCTACCCAGTTATTTACAGCAAGTTGGCCGTCGACATACATTCTAAAACCATCGTCTGTAGATCCTGCAAAATATGTTTGTGTCCAATGATCTGGAACAGTAATTCTTCCAGTAAATTTAACTATAATATTTTCATATCTACCACATACTGGAAGGCTCATTGAGTTTGAATTCCAATTGCCATTACATATAACAGATCCTGGAACTGCCTGATTGCCATTTCTTAATAAATTATAAACAGTATAGGAAAGCCCAGTTCCACCAGCACTCTGAATATTTGATTGGGTGGTTTGAACATTAATATTGGCTATGCTGAGTGCATCCTGTGCATCATCCTTATCTTCAAGTGCACTGTCTTTATGTTCAAGTGCTAGTGCTACTACTGCTGTTTGTGCATCTACATTTGACTGGGCAAGGACTTTTGCCTCTAAGGCTGATGCTTCTGCATCTACTGCATCATCATAGGAATCATAGGAATCGTCTCTAAGTTCCATGGAATTTTTTGCATATATAAATTTATTTTCTGCTATATCTATAAGATTTATAAAATCATCTTGATAAACTAAGTTAGATACTTTGCTATTAAGCTCTTCTATTTCTTGAGCGGCAAGACTAAGTGGATCATCTCCGTGGGCAGGAGTAAGGAATACCCATCCAAACATTAAAATGGCGGCTAATGATAATCTCCATGCTTTTGTCCCAGTCAACTATAACTCCTAAACAAACCTATTGTCTATTTAGTTAATTATAGCATTAAATCATTTAGGATTATCTGTCTTGTAAAACCCAGATCCTTTAAATTGAATTCCAAATGGAGTGAAATGTCTTGTCATTAATGACTCACAAACATCACATTTATAAATAGATTCGGTATCCATGATACCTCTTGTTATTTCAATGATTGGATGTTCTTCATCATCAATACAACGATATTCGTATACTGGCATTACTTCCCGCTCTTTTTTCTCGCTTTTGCTAAGGCATCAAAATCTTTGACCTTAGTCTCTCCCATATATCCCCACGCATGACCATCATTAATCATTTTTTGATTGATAGAAACATCAGATCCGTCTAAAAATATCCAACCTAAAATTCTTCCATATTTTTCTGAAGAATTCATTTTTTCTGTTTTAATAACAACAGTTTTTGCTGAATCAATTGCATTCTTTAAATATGCTTTAGCTTCAAGACCTAATGCTTTTTCAATCTTGTCTGTTGTTCTACTTTCTGGAGTATCTATTCCTGCCAAACGAACTCTTGAACTAAACGAGA